AATCGAAAAGGAACTAGGGTTAGAGGGACCTAACACTCTTTCCAGTTACTCCACAGCAGAGTTGCATGCAGAACTTTCGAAACGTGATTCTGTCGATGAACTGGCCGTTGACTTCGAACAAGAGGTTACTGTGGAAGTAGTAACAGGCGACATTGGCCGGGTTTCATACTACACAGGGCCTGTTCGTATCCTAGTGAACCGGGACTGATGTGAATGGCTTGGGTAAACAACGAGTGGCTCCCTCGTGATAAACGACAAGAGCTAATAGATACAACAAAAGAATTAATAAGCGTTATGTTAACTGCAGAAGAGTTGACGCACGAAGAAACAGTAGACCTTGACACACATATTCAAGAACTTGAAAGACTGGAGCGGATCCACAGATCAGAAGTCGACTTGCTTTATTTAGTCACTCATTACTTCTCAGAACGATACAATCCGGGGAACCAAGGGAACTTAGAAGACTTTGACCTTGAGACTGTAGAGGACGCTCCCGAATTTCATAAAGAGCTATGTGGTCGAATGGACGAAATATCACAGCATGAAAAGAATGCGAAGGACGCTACCGCAGCACCAAGAAGTCACGCGAAATCGACGTACCTATCTCGTGGAAAGCCTTTGAGAGAAGTCATTTTCAGACTACGGAATTATATTATAATTATATCTGAAACACCTAACGTAGCAAAGTCAAACTTGGACTGGATTGCTGGGCAGCTCAAAACAAACAAGAAGCTTCGAGATGATTTTGGGCCTTTACTGCACCCTAAACAGCAAGCGAACATTAAAGATAACGATAATGAATTTATCGCTGCAGAACTTGATAAAGAAGGTAATCCTGATCCTGAAAGGCAGTTAACACTTGTACAAGCTGCAAGTACAGGGCAAGCATTACGGGGTAGAAACTGGAATGGATCACGTCCAGATTTAATCATATGCGATGACCTGGAGGACGCTAGATCGGGCGGAAATGCCCATACACCTGAGCAACGAGAGAAATTGAAGGATTGGTTTTCTCAGATCGTTATGGCTTTAGGTGGTCCGATGGGAAGACGAACAGCCTACATCTACATGGGAACGATTGTACATGAAGAATCATTGCTTAATAACGTAATACACAACCGAGCAGACTTTAAGTCTCGTTTATATAAAGCGCTAGTCGAGGAACCTGATCGCATGGATCTGTGGGAGAAATGCGAATCGATTTACCATGATATTAATGTTGCGAAAGACGAACGGCTCGAAAATGCGCGGGCGTACTACGAAAAGCGTAGAGAAGAAATGGACAAAGGCGCTGTTGTTTTGTGGCCAGAAGCGAAACCGATATTTGAACTGATGCTTTGGAAATGGAGCGAAGGCTCAAAGGCATTTAATACGGAAATGCAGAATACACCAAGGGACCCGGAGTCAATGGTTTTTGATCCGGACGAGTTTCACTATTTTACGGAAATTGACTTAGCAGATCAGTACGGCAACGAATTACCCCTTGATTATTACGGTTTTTGGGACGTTGCTACAGGAAGTTCAAGGCGTTCTGACTACAACGCAATTGTAACAATCGCACGAAATAGAGTCACAGGTGCGATGTACGTAATCGATGCTTGGGCTAAGAAGTGCCAAATGCACGAGGCCTTGAAAGTAGCGTTAGAAAAGATGGTTTACTTTGAACATAGGACCTTCGCAGTTGAAACAATCGGTGTGGGACATGATACGTACAGGCAACTGAAAGAAAAAATGATGTCTGAACGAATATTCTCGACTAGACTGCGGGCTATCTCGTCTCACTCGGAAAGAAACAAAGAAAAACGAATAGAAAGTTTGGAACCACTCACTGAGAGTGGTTTTTTGCGTTTTGATAAGAATCACAGACTGTTACTAGAACAGATGGAGAACTTTCCTACTGCGTCACACGATGATTTGCCTGATGCTCTTGCTGGAGCAGTTAACCTTTCAGGAGGGGCAAGACGAACAAGACGCACGTATCAGAGAAAGCCTGTAGGTCTATAAAATCAAGAAAGGAGGGAAGTATATGTCCCTATTCAAGGTTGGGGGGACGTTCCCTCCAACGGGCGGTAATAATGAACATAAAAAACGTATAAATAGGTATCGTGAAAATAAGAAGTTATTTAAAGGCTTTCACTACGATGTATTTCATCGGAGACGAGATCACTTGAGTGTAAACCAAAGTCATCTCTTATATATTAGCGCAAATCTACCCGCTTTGATCTGTAAGAAAAGTGCTGACTTTCTTTTCGGAGAACCAGCAACGTTTGACGCAGGTGTAGAAGAAAATTCAAGTGAGCAAAGAGCGTTTGAACGTTTTGAATCTCAAAACGACATGAATATACTTAATTACGAATCATCTTTAGGCAATGCATACCGGGGAGACTCGTTTTACAAAATTAGCTGGGGGCAACGTTGGGAAGGTCGTGTAGGTGAGGATCTTGATCCGTTTCGCATGTTTATTGAACCACAAAATGCGGAATACGTGTTTCCGGAGACTCTTCCAGGAGACGCAAAGAATATCTTTGTTTACCACATCGCATACCCTGTTGAAGTTCCTTACTCAAAAAAACAAGAGTATATTTTAGAAGTTGAGTCACATTACCCTGGTCACATTGTTGAACGACAGTTTAGGATGCGACCGAATACGCGAGATAGAGACGGTACTGTTTTAGAGTTTAATATATACGCAGAAATAAAAGAGTCCCGCGACACAACGGATACAGATGTACCTTACCCTCTCGTTGTGCATGTCCCGAACTACGCGCTCGAGGATAGCTGGGAAGGGTTAGACGATCTATCAGAACATCATAGTTTGTTTGATGAGATTAATATGCGTCTTTCGTTAATCGCTGAGATATTAGACAAACACTCAGACCCTGCAATGTCAGTTCCTCCTGGATCTTTAGGAGAGGACGAAAGTGGCCAACCTATTTTCCACGCAGGTCGAGATAAGATATTCGAGCAGGATCAAGGTGAGCCTGAGCCTAAATACATTACTTGGGATGGTCATCTTAACGCAGCATTTAAGGAATTAGACTATTTACTAGATTATCTTTTAATGACTGCAGAGATCCCCCCTGTCGTATTAGGAAAAGACAACTCGGGTACCAGTGGTTCGAGTGGCTCCGGTATTAAACAACGCATGAACAGTTTGTTACTAAAGATCAAGCGCAAACGACAGTACTACGAAAAAGGATTAAAAAGAGTACTTGTTATCGCGCAAATGGTAGAAGAGTCGAGAGGTAAGGCAGACTACACACTTGTTGAGGATCCTAGAGTTTTGTTTAACGAACGTCTAGCAGATGACGAGATGGAGAAAGCGACAGTTGCTCAAATACGATCTGGTGGAAAACCTACCAAGTCCCAGAAGTCAATCCTTATGGAAGATTATAAACTCACAGAAGAGCAAGCTGATAGAGAGATTGATCGGATTCAGGAAGAAGAAAAACGAGACGGGTTTGTGGACTCCTCTGTCTTCAATAAAGAAATAAACGCAGATCTTGATGATTTGGATGAAGAAGAGGACGAACTAGACGACGGACTAGAAGAAGGAGAGGGCGCGGATGCGTAATGTACCTAAACCCATCTTCGACTATAACGTCGCATTGCTTGTAGGATATTATAAAAAAGCAGCAACAAAGATCATGAATGAAATTGAGAGTAGCGACATCACATCTCTAAGCACAGCGAACTCTAGAGTTGTCCTAAGTGAGATATCAGGAGTTATCACAGATCTTGATAAGGAGTCTAGAGATTGGGTTAAAGAGAACATACCCAAATCCGCTAGACAAGGTATTGCGAGATCCCTTGTAACTACAGGTGTTGTTGAAACAATTCAAGAAGCAGAGACGATCGTAAAATTCAATAAATTAAACCGAGGAATGGTAGAGGCCGCGGTTGCTGACACCTACCAAGATTTAGCGCAGGTCACTCAAAATATAGATCGTAAAACAAAAGCAGGTTTACGTAGGGTATTTTCAGAGACTGCGAGAGAGCAGTACACACAAGGCGTTACGGGTACACGTACAATTAAGCGAGAAACACTTAATAAGATGTATAAGGAATTAGACGACACTGTGAACACAGGAATCATAGACGCTGCGGGTCGAAAATGGAGACCCGAAACATACGTTGATGTCGTCGCTCAGGAAAAAATGAACCAGGCATATTTTGAAGCGAACGTAAACGAATCAATTGCGCGAGGTGCGTTTTACGGAGTGATTTCTAGTCACGGAGCAACCGATGCGTGCAGATACCACGAAGGTCGTATTGTGAAACTCACAGAAGATGCGCCTGGGGACTACCCAACAATTGACGAACTGAAATCTACCAATCAAATATTCCACGTACGGTGCAGGCATCATGTCAGTACCTTACGTGATGTTGATATGCTCCCTGACTCTGTTTTAGAAAAGGCGGAAGGGCAAGCGGAGCTAGGAGAAAAAGCAGTTACTGCAGGAGGGAGAGATCCTGATGTCAAATAATGAAGTTATTTTTAATGAAGAACAATTACAAGAAAAATTAAAACAGTGGCAAGAAAGATTACGACTACAGGATTGGATAGTCAAAGTAAAAATTGTTCGGCAGAGAGAAA